AGCATCTATTACTGCTCTAGCAAATGAGATATTTACTTTTGCAGAACCAGATGTGGTGCTTGAGGTCTTATAGTGAATAATGAGTACACAGGAACTTACCGAGGTGTTGTTACAAACATTAAGGACACTGACGGTCACAGAAGAATAAAGTGTAAGGTTCCTCAATTATTTGGCGATGCAGAATTAAATTGGGCATGGCCCTTAGAAACCTCAAGCCTTAAAACACAAGTTCCTGATGTAGGTGAAGGTGTGTGGGTTGCTTTTGAAGGCGGAGACCCAGGCTACCCAATTTGGAGTGGTAATTTTGGAAAACCAAAAAACGGCAAAAGGGTAAACGTAAAAGTCTTATCCGACTCAGTTTCTTTAACGGGATTAACACCTTATTTTAAAACAGAACGCACAGCAAACGGGACTACAGAAATTGACTTAGTTGCCACTTTACTAGCCATGGCTACTGCTTTAAAAGACCATCAATCACGCATTGTTGTATTAGAAGGCAAAGTTGCAACCCTTGAGACTCAAATGACTGGAAAAGCAAGTACCAGTCACAGTCATTCATAGGTTGTTTAGGGAGTCAAACCCCTTGTTTAGCGTCAAAATTGACCTTAGTCGTTTAGGAGAATAATTATGCCCGCTTCGTATCCCGCAGGTGTCAAAGGCTTTACTACCAAGGTTGACTTTACCGACCTCGTATTAGCAGACCACGTTAATGCTCTACAAGATGAAGTTCGTGCTCTACAAGCAACTATTGGAACCGACCCACAAATAAGTGCTGGTTGGGTAGGCACTCTTGATAAAACCACAACATCTTGGGCAACTTTAAAAGCCCGTATTGCAAATCTTGAATACGGCGTAGTCAATGACTCTCACACTCAATACACACACAATACTGGTGGCGACACTATTCAGGCAAACGGTGCAGCAATTATTCCTCTTAAACTAAAGGGATTTTCTAGCCAAACAGCAGACTTACTAAGATTTGAAAACTCAGCAGGAACAACTTTAACTAAGATTGATAAAGATGGAAAACTTTTCATCAACAGCCAGGAAATCAAACCTGTTCTTCATCAGCAGACTCAACCAGATGGCGTAGCGTTGGGGTTACCTCAAGGAACTATTTGGGTAGACTCTGATTCAAACCCTTCAGTTTTATCTGTGGACACAACTATCCAAATTACTGGAGGAACACTCACTGGTGACCAAGCATTAACTTCCCGCCTTCGTAATATCACCGTGTCTACTTCTGACCCAACTGGCGGAAATAACGGAGATATTTGGCTTAAGTACACTGTGTAGGTCTAGGTACTATGCCTATTCAGATTAAAGTCGCCAACAATTACGTCTCTTCAGGTTCAGTCTTTTTTAAAAGCGGTGGTGCTTGGATAAAGGCTAAAGAAGGTTACGTAAACGTTGATGGTACTTGGCGTAAGTTTTTTGTGTCGGAGTTTAAAGATTTTTTTGAAAGAACCAACGCTACAACATTAGGAACTTCTCCTACAGGACAAGCATGGACTGCTCCTAGAGGTACATGGAATATCCTTGATGGTAAAGCAAGTCTCACTACCTCAAAATCTACCTACCCCCTTGCTATAGTTGATGCTGGTCTAACAGATTTTGAACTTCAAGCAAATGAGATGGTTCCAGGAGTTGGCGTAATAGTTAGAGCAGAGTCTTCTACTACTTGGTGGGGCTTAGTTGGTTGGAATAACCAAGTTTCTTATACCTACTCTTACTGTGCAGTAGCACTAGTTAATGAAGGCTATTGCATCGTAGATAATATCTGTCAGCAAACAATTTGTCCTGGAGGGTATTCTTCTTACCAACAAGCCGATGCATTGACTTGTAAAACCCGTGCTGCTGACCGACTTGTTGGTTATGGCTGTACATCTACTTACATTGACGGTGAGATATTATGTACGGATACACTCGTTCCTACACAAACTTGTACAAACGAATGTATTAAATACTGCCAAAGAGCAACTACTACTCCAAGCGTTACAACCTGTACTCGCGAAGATAGAATCACTCGTTGTACAACTACTCCAGGAACAACCACATACTCAACTATTTGTTGCGATAGAGATACTGTATGTAGAACGTCCTACGTAACGCAACGTTCGTGTACACGTCAGCCTGGTTTTTGGTCGGAGTATTGTGCTGGGTATACGCCTGTTACAGGGGAATGTCTAGAGTACAACCCTCAAACCTACACAACTGTAGTAACTTGCCCAGGGGGAACTTCTACAATAAATGTTGCTTGTGGTTATCCAAACTGTGCACAAACAGGCTCTCGTCAAGTATGTCCGCAGGCTTTATCAACCGCTACGGGTTATAATTATTTCTATAGGCTTTACTTAGTTAAGTCAGTTAATGGGGTTCTTACTGTAGAACAAGACTTTGATATTGGCGAAAACTTTAAGGCTCTTAGAGTCCTTGGTGTTGGCACTAACATGGCAATAAACGTCTACAGGGATAACGCCTACGCAGACCAAATTAAGGTTCTTTCCTATTCTTCTTTTATTTCCCCCGTAGGAAGTAACTTTGGTATATTTGGGTATCCTTCAAATTACCAAGAAGGTACTACAATTGGTTCAATACAGGTAAAGCAACCAGGAGCATAATATGAGTGAAAAAAGTCCGTGGCAGTTATGGAAAGAAAAAAACCCAGGTGATGCTGTTCGTCCTTGGGATTTAATTAACCCTAACGTAAAACGAGTAGACGATGAAACGGCACAGTATCGACTTAACCATTGTCTGGGTTGTAAGCATTTGATTAAATTGACTAAAACATGTACTAAATGTGGCTGTTTTATGACAGAAAAAACAAAATTAGCCCATGCTTCATGCCCCATTGGACTATGGGGGACTGTTACCATAGAACCTACAAACCCAGAAGGAGAATAAAATGGCGGATACTAACAGAATGCTGGCTTTTATAATTGATGGAGAAGTTGCAGAAATACTTCAAACCGATGACAAACTTGCTGCTATTTTTCTAAGTCAACCACAAGCAGTTGAGTTTAATAGAGAAAAAGACAATGTTGTTGCTGGTATGAAATACGACGGCACGAAGTTTAGTATCCCTGAGTAAAAATGCCTACATATAGAGAAGTATACGTTTGGAATGGGAATGCTTGGGACTCCCTTGCTATTGCCCTACCTGATTTAACTTCCTATGCCTCAAAAGTTGCTGACAATACTTTTTCAGGTGCTCAAACTTTTTCTGGAAGAATTACTCGAGCAGGACAAGTTCCTTACGCTATTGAAACAGGGACAGTCAACCTCACTACAACAATTACTGGTGACCAATTAATTATTGGAACTAAAACTTTTGGTGTGGGACGTTTTACCTCTACACCTCTCGTATTTCTACAAGTTCGATACGGAACAACTGTTAAAAACGGTTATGCAACAGCAAAAGCAGTGAGTACCACTCAATTTGGTTATGAAGCAGTAATGAGCGTTGCAATTACAGATTCACAAAGTCCTATAACACTATTTGTTGATTACCTCGCTATTCAGATGGTTTAGGAGGTGAACCAGTGGCAAAATATGCTGGTTCCATTTATCGTGGAGCGTATTACGGTAACTCTCCGCGTCTTGTCTACAACGTCACACCGTTCATTGCTTCTGCGTTAACTTACGACAAAGTACAACTATTTTGGCAGTTACCCCAAGGAGATTTTTCCCAATTCAGGCTTGTTAGAAATAATACTAACTTCCCTGAAAGTGCCGAAGATGGAACAATCGTTTGGCAACAAATTTCTACTACAAATATTAGTGGGCAAATTTCTCGAAACTCTATTATTGATGGTGAAGAAAACGTTTTAGAAACATACTATAAAGGTCTAATTTCTGGGCAATTTATCTATTACACAGTCTTTCTTTATACATCTACAAAAGTTTGGGTTTCTGCTGGTTCTACTTACGTCTTAATTCCTCAAAAATTAAACGGTACAGACTCTTTGTACAATATGCTTCCTAGAATTTTTACGGCTAAAGATGGAAGTCCTACTGGACCTATTGAAAAAGACACCTTTCTTTACAATTTTTTAGACGCTTTTGGGTTTACTTACGACCAAATTATTACCTATGCCGACTTAATTAAACCTTCTTTTGGAGAGTCTAAACTTCCTCCACAATTTTTGGGGTATAAGTTTTTAAGTTATGGCCTTTACCTAGAACGAGGCTTAGCATTTAAAAATCAAAAAAAGTTAGTGCGTGAATCTGCAAGACTTTTTGCTTTAAAAGGAACCGAACTAGGCATCAATAATTACATTGAATCTTTAAGTGGTTATGCCCCTGTTTTAACACGGTCCCCCAATTTACTTTTGGATATGCAGGACGCTACCTTTAAAGAAGGTTTTGGTCGTTGGACAGCAACTGCTGGAACATTATCAGCAGATAGCACTCAAACTTTAGCAACGGGAACAAACGCTATTGACATAATTTGGTCAGGTAAAGTAATAACCATTTTGCCAACAGTTACTTTTAAACAAAGATTTAATGACGTGGCTACGTTAACAACTAACGTTGCACACGGATTAGAAATTGGCGATACCGTTACTGTTGCGGGAGTAGATGCAAACTACAACGGAACCTTTACGGTTACAACAGTGCCAACGACTACGACGTTTACCTACGCAAGTGTTAACGCCCCTATGATTCCTACTGCTGCAACAGGAACTGCTGCTGGGGGAACCGCAATGTCTTTAGGTCGCGATGCTCCTATTACAAAGGGTATCCCCGTTATCCCTGCTACAAGTTACACGCTATCGTTTTACGCAAAAACACTTGCTAATGGAACTTTAACACCAGCCTTGTATTGGTACAACGAACTAGGTAAAATAATTGGTTCTAGAGTTTTAGGAACTGAACTTGGAACAATTGGTCAAGTTCAGCGAACTACTTTGGTTGCAACATCACCAGCAGGTGCTGCCTACGCTGGTATTAGAATTTACCTAACAACGACTGGAACCTACTACGTCGATATGGTTCAACTTGGAAAAACAATTGACGTTACAAATTATGATGAACCACGGGGATTAGATATATTTTTAGAGCCTAAAAAAATAAACCTAATTAGCAATCCATCCTTTGAAACAAACGGAAACTTATGGACTACTAACTCTTCAAAAACTTTGGTTGCCGATGTCCCAACAGGTGTTCCAGGAGCACAAGCACTTAGACTCAGTGGACAAAATGCTCTATCAGCAACAACTACCTGTGCAACGTCATCTACGTATAAAATTTATGACGACAGCAACTACGTGTTTTCTATTTATCTAAAAGCAAGTGCTGCTTGCACTGTGAACATCACTTTGGGAGTTACTGACGAAACGGGCAGTGACGCAGAAAGTGCGGTTCAATCATGTGCTTTAACAACTGATTGGCAACGGTTCTACACCACTGTCTACATCCCTATTGACTTTTCCCCCAACGATACTATTACAATGACCGCAAGTGTTTCTGGAACTTTGACTGGGCAAACCGTAACTCTTGATAACGCACAGGTAGAACGTGGCTATGCACCATCAGAGTACTTTGACGGCTCTATGCCCGCCGATTACGGTGTTGTTTGGTCAGGGACTGCCCATGCTTCAAAATCATTTTACTACACAGACAAAAACATCAAAATCCCACGGTTGCTCCAAACCCTAGATAACTGGGTTCCAAGGCATATTCCTTATCGTATTAGAAGTCACTCAGGTGTCGAGGGAAGTTTCGCCCCGTAGAAATTTAGGTCTAAGATACACCCATGGACCTACTCATAGAACTACTCGTAATCTCTTTTGCTGTTGCATATTTTACTGAGGCAATTCAAGCCTTCTACGATTTAAAAAAACTACGTGGATTTGTTGCTTTGCCATTCGCTGTTTTGTTTTGTTGGCTATTTGGTTACCCATGGATAGAAACAGCACTCTTTGCTCCCGCTAGTTCATTTTTAGCATTAGGAATCACAATGTTTTTAACTAAAGAAGAAGTAAGTGTTCAACCAATTCGACGATACTAGGAGCATAAAATGACACGATTATTAATTGTTGGCGGTGCTGATGATTTAGACGTAACAGTTGGTTTGCGAATGTTACTGGAAAAGAAAAACATTACAGAGATTGTTCTACCCTCTCACGAACCAAATGAAACACAAGACCAAATCATCCTCACTGCTTCTGAAAAAGGTATCTCTGTTAGAACAGGAGGAGACCTTGATGAATTGATGGAAGTTTTTGTTGCGGAAGACATTTTGGCTGTCGCATGGGATGAATCGGATGAATGCTTCGAGGCTATTGAATGGGCACATGACAAAGGCTTAGATATATGGGACATTTCAAATGGCTTAAATATTGTGGATACACAGACAGAAGCGTTAGAAGAGCACCTAGACGAAGTGCTTGCAGACTTCACTGAATCCCTATCAGCACTAATTTACAAGATGGTGATGGACCAAATCAACGGCGATGGTAAGCACAAATACCGTCGCTCTGAGTGAGCCTTTCATCTCGGTTGCTCGACGCGAATTTAAGCCATTTCCAGTTCCGTCTCTTCGTTACACTGTGGTCCTTAGCAACCTCTGACGGGGTAATAGAGCAACCAATGGATACTCTCGGCTGCTCGACGCAGGCTAAATCTAGGAACACTGTCAGAGAGGCTCTACGGGCTTTAGAGGACAAAGGACTACTTGAAACACATCGCAAAAAGCGTGGGCGAGGGTTCTATTCTGGAAACACATACCAGTTGTTATGCCCTCTGTGGGAGGCATCAGTATGCCCTGTAGAGAGGGCATCTACAGATAGAGCAGATAGTAACTATGACTATCTAGTTAATAGACTATTAGTACCTAATAGTCATATTAGTCAAACTAGTTATGAAAATATAAAAATACAAAAAGTAAGTGAGGAATCAATGAATAAAAGTTGGCGTGAAGAGCAAGCCAAGGATGATTCCATTGGTGGTGTCGGAAAGATGGAGTCAGAGACACCGAGGACACCGCCGAGCAAGAAAGACACGAAGACACGAGGACTACGACCAGCAGCAGAGTGGACAAGTCGCGATGTAGCAGCCGAGTTCTCCTACCTTGTTGGCAAGAAGTTTCCCTGGCTTCCAGGAACTGTCAACGTCAGTCACCTCGCGGGAGCACTCGCCAAGCAACGTAATCAGTATCAGACGACAGCCCTGGTCGAACTAGAGTTGTTAAAGATGTTTATGGCTGACCAAAAGAACTTTATAGGCATCGGCAACGAGGCTCCGTATTTGTATAAGAAGTTTCTAATGATGTTTAAAACCCACCTGGTCAAGGCGCATAACAATCTTGGGATAGTCCTGCCAAACGTTCAAGGCGTGTCAGAAGATATTACTACCGATGTCATCTATGCTTCGGATGGAAGAACATTCGACAACACGATTGCAGGTCGGTCTGCGCTAGAAAGGTATGAGAAAAAGTTAAATGCCTAAGTATGATTTTAAATGCGATTCCTGCGAAGGCAGTCTTGTGGAGATGCACTTAACCTTTAACTCTACTGAGCGACCTAACTGTGACCGTTGTGGCAATGCAATGAGCAAAGTATTTACACCACCTGCAGTTCAATTCAAAGGCGGAGGATGGGGAGGTCAGTAATGCAGTGTGTTGCTAAAACCGCTACAGGTAAACTTTGCAAAGTAGTTGGGGAAGAATCTCGAGGCGGGCTGTGTCATGTCCATGACCCAAATGGAAAGTATCAAGTGCAGCACCCTAAATTTGCAGAAGCAGTTAAAAGAATTCAGGAAAAGGAATTAACATGAATCTTGCACTCATCATCGGAATCTTAATTGGTATTCCTATTGGAATGCTTGTGTATACATGGGTGGAAAAAGAATGATGCAGTATTGGTCCTGGATTCTTGCAACTATTGGAGTAGCAGGTATTTTTCTTGTAGGACGAAAAGCAATTTGGGGTTGGCCTGTTCTTTTTATGAATGAGTGCCTTTGGATTATTTATGCTTTGACAACCAAGCAATACGGATTTATTGTTGCAGCAGTTGCTTACGGAGTGGTTTACGTAAAGTCTTTCTTGCATTGGAGAAGAGATGGCTAAAAAGAAAAAAGATTTACCCGTCTTTGCTATCGTCACTATGCCCAAGTGGAAGTCTAAAATTTTAGATGTTATTGTCGGCATCTTGTTTCCAGGAGAGTTGTACTTTGTTTTAACAATTCAAGAGACAGGAATGACTACAAACGGTAAAGGCAAATACACCGACGACAGGGGAGTCTCAGTTGACTTATCAGATTGAAACGTTATCTCCTTTTAAACGCCACTGGATATTACGTAACTCAAATATCCCCCGACGCTTTCTTGGATTAGAACCTGCTGACATGCTGTCAGACTTTCCAGAAACAGTTGTCGACTGGTTAGAGGAGATAGTAACGGGCAACGTTATTAAGCAGGTTGGCGGTCTTGGATTAACAGGTGTTGGGTTGCTTTTTGATGGGGGACCAGGACTGGGTAAAACAACTCACGCAGTTGTAGCAGCCATGGAGTTTATAAAGCAGTTACCAGAGGATGAAGATATTGCTAAAAAAGTTCTTGCGTATAAGTCAGGTTCAGATTACGGAATGTTATCTCGCCCTATTTACTATTTAACCTACCCTGAGTTTCTCTCTCGCAAGAAGGCTATGTTTGATGCGGACGCTGATGAGAAGCGTGAGATGAATCGAGAGATGGAAGGTTTTCATGGACGTGCAAAAGAAGATTGGTTAAATGTTCGTTTGTTAATTCTTGATGACTTAGGTAAGGAATACGGCTCTAACTACGACAACACTTCTTTTGACGAGATTTTACGCAGTCGATACGACAGAGCATTGCCTACAATAGTAACTACCAACGAGATGCTGGAAAATTGGGGAGCCAAATACAGCAACGCGATGGCAAGTTTTGCTAATGAGGCATTCCAAAGAGTTCGCCTAGTTAACAAAGACTTACGGAAGGCACGAGCATGAAGAAAGGCTCAAATTTGGAGACGTGGAGAACGGTCCAGTTATTTCTCTCGACTACGGGGGTGTACGAGGTACAACTACGCCCTGGTGATAC